AGTAAGTTTGCTGAAAAAATGATAGGTAAACCATTTGAGGGTTATAATAAATTAAGTCCTTTAGATTTAAAAGAAATGATTAATTACCACGCAAACAATTTCTTTTTTATTAACCCTGAAAGTGATTTTACCTTAGATAATATTTTGGATTCAGTTAGGCAATTGGTCCGTAAAAAAGGAGTTAAAGCATTTGTTATTGATGCTTGGAATAAAATAGATCATAAATATACAACTAATGAAACTCAGTATATTTCACAGCAATTAGATAAAATAACCATCTTTTGCGAAAAAAATAAAGTACATTGCTTTCTAGTTGCTCACCCTACTAAGATACAAAAAGACAAAGTAACTGGTAAATATGAAATACCTAATCTTTATTCAATCAGTGGCTCTGCTAACTTTTACAATAAGACAGCAAACGGCATAACCGTATATCGTGACTACCAAACTAACATAACTGAAATATACGTGCAGAAAGTTAAATTTAAACATTGGGGACAAGTTGGATGTGTTCAGTTTGCTTGGGACAAATCAAATGGCAGATACTACAAAGGAACTCCAAATACAGATAATTGGCTCACTTATACCGAACAAAAACCAATTGAAAACAATACTAATTTTTTAAATGATATAATAATTAATAATTTAGATAATCCTTTTTAATTTATTTTTAATACATTTGTTAATCAATAAGGAGCAACTCATAATTATAGCAGCAAACAGTAAGATGCTTAATGGCTTAAGTACTAAGCTATGTAATTACCGAGATATTAAAAACGACCTATTCCAAGAGTTTTTATTGTACCTTTGTGAGAAACCCGAAGACTTTTTAATCGACAAAGTTAACAAAGGGCAGTTTATTAGTTATTGTTCAAATGTGCTAAAAGGGATTAATTCGGATAGGCACCGAGCAAATAAATTAGTTAATACAAAGAATCCTTTAGTTGAAAGACATAACGATTATGAGATAAATTTTGATTTAATCGAGGAAAGTTATAACTTTGAAATTGATATGAAGTTTGAGAAAACAGTTAAATTTGTTAGAGAGCAACCGTTTAAAGCTGAAATACTATTCAAATCGGTTGTTACATCAACTAGAAAGATAGCCAGCGAAATGGGAATTAAGGAACGAAAACTGATATATCAAAACAATAAATTTAAAAACGAAATAAAAAATAAACTAAAATGAACGAAATTTTATTAAAACAAAAGGATTTTATTTATGCAGTAGCGCATGACTTAATCCGCCCTGACAGTTCAAACGATAATGTTAAAGAAATTTTAGCAGCTTATCATGGTATTGATGCAACGGTGGAAACGCTTGTTGAATGTTCAACTTGCGTTAATATCTATAAAGATGCTTTTAAAATTATATTAGCATACATCAATAAACCAGTTGAAGATAAACCTAAATCAAAGAAATAATGCCATTTAAAGCGAAATATACATTTGATTACGAAACCGAGCCAACTCCTAAAGAACGCTTAAGGGTAGGTAAGGAATGTGAGAAAAACTTAAAACTAAATGTAAAGAAGTATAAACCGATTGAAAGGCAAATACTTTATACGAATAATATTTTAATGATATCAATTACCTATGAAGGCAAACATATCAATGAGGCCATTGCCGCACCAACCGTTTAGGATTAATTATTTTAATTCGGTAATATTGAAACGAACTTTTATTTATATAATGAACTGATGGAATTAAATCATAATAAATTTAGTAAAAAATACGAATATCAAATTTTTATAATTAATAAATTTAAAAGAGATAGCCAATATATTCTATGTCGTAGAGAAATTAAAATGAGTTGGATTGATAGGGTAATTTTTAGATTGAATTACTGGAAAGAATTAGATGTAAAAGGTTTTAGTGGCATCAATAAACAATCTACATTTATAACAGATTCAATTAAAGAAATTAACGATTTTATGGAATGGAATATAAAACAAGATAATAATGAATTAAAATGCAAGACGAATACGAACACATAAATTTTTGGAATGAAAATAGAAACAATAGCAATAAGTAAAATTAAACTAAATCCAAACAATCCACGTTTGATTAAGGATGACAAGTTTACTAAACTGGTTCAGTCAATTAAAGACTTTCCCGAAATGTTAAATATCAGACCGATTGTGGTTAATGATGACATGATTATATTAGGTGGAAATATGCGTTTTAAGGCATGCAAAGAAGCTGGGTTAAAGGAAGTGCCTATTATTAAAGCAAGTGGTTTATCAGCGGAAAAACAACGGGAATTTCTTATTAAGGATAATGTAAGTGGGGGTGAGTGGGATTGGAATATGTTAGCTAATGAATGGAACGAAATTGATTTAAAAGATTGGGGTTTGGATGTTGATAGTTACGATAATGGTAATATTGATTTTGAAACTTCGCTAGGTGGTGAAAGTATAAGTAAAGAGGATGCAGTTATAATTTTATTAACTATACCAAACGAAAATAATAATCAGTGTGGCAGCTTATTAAAGCAAATTGAATTACTAGATAAGGATAATGTATTGAAAGCTGTTTTTAAATGATAAGACCGGGCTCGACAAAAGCAACTAATAACGATAATAAGCATTTAGATCTAAAAGTTTCTTTAAGGTATAATGCAATAAAGGATAATTTAGATTTAAAGATATTAGACTGCTTCGCTGGTAAACAAGTACTTTGGAGTATAATTGAAAGTAAGGTAGGTAAAACAAATAGAGTAACTATTGATGCAGATGCTAATTTTAAACCAAATATAGTTTATGATAGTTTAAAGTGGATAAAAGAAAACGACTTAAATAACTTTAATATAATTGATTTAGATAGTTGGGGTAGCCCCGTTAAGTATTTAGAAGTGTTATTCAATAAAGGTTATAAAGGTCTGGTTATTGCAACTTATTGTAGTCCAGTAAGTTTAAACCCCGATAAAATACTAGCTGAAAATTACTTTAATAATATTTATGGCTCAACAAAAAAAGTATCTATTTTGAATAAAGATATAGGGATGATGTTTAAAAATTACTTAGCTATAAAAGGAATAACGGAATATAAAGGATTAGTTTCTGCTAAAAAAATATATTGCAGCTTTAACATTAAATGATTAAATTAGTTGAAAAAAAACATGAAAATACTTAAACCCGAATTAACAATAGGTAATAATAAACATTACCTATCTACATTATTAATAATGGAAAAATGTTTAGTTAACCATATTGATAGATTTAGTAAACGTAAAGATGTATGCTTTAAGAATGATAAAGTAAAAGAATATACAGAAAGGTTACTTATAGTAAAGAACTCTATACAGCATTATCAAAGTATATAACAAATGTCAAACAATAAAGAATATATTTTACCATTCAGTTGGCAGAAAGGTCAAAGCGGAAACCCAAACGGACGTCCACGTAAATTCGTGTGTCAATTAAAAGAGATGGGTTATAACAAACAGGACATAAACCAAACTATTGAAAACATGATGGCTATGACTTTAAACGAGTTAGCCGAGATATTTAAGGACGAACACGCTACAATATTAGAGCGGACCATTGCAAATGCTATGCGTAAAAGTTTAGAGAAGGGAACGCTGTATTCTTTGGAAACTCTTATAAGCCGAGTGCATGGTGTGCCTAGTCAAACGATTAATCAATTAATAACTGAGAAGCCTATCTTTAACGGAATAGATATTAATGTTACAACGAACGACAGCCCAAACGAAAATATCTAAACTCAACAAAAGAGTTCGGGTTGTTAGGGGTGGAACGTCTGCAAGTAAAACATTTACTATCGTGCCATTCCTTATTGACTATGCTGTCAAAAATCCACTTGCCGAAATATCAATAGTTGCTGAAACTATACCACATTTAAAGAGGGGTGCATTAAGGGACTTTCTTAAAATTATGGATATGATAGGAATGTATGAGCCTGAGAACTTTAATAAAAGTAGTTTGGTTTATACGTTTAGTAATGGAGCCTATATTGAGTTTTTTAGTGCGGATGCAGAAAGTAAATTAAGAGGTGCCAGGCGTGATGTGTTATTTGTAAATGAGTGCAATAACATAACATGGGAAGCCTACTATCAATTAGCAATTAGAACACGTAGGTTTATTTATTTAGATTATAACCCTGTTAGTGAATTTTGGGTTGATACAGAATTGATAAACGACAGCGATACGGACTTTGTTGTTTTGACTTACAAAGATAATGAAGCTTTGGATTTATCAATTATTAAAGAAATTGAAAAAGCAAAGGAGAAAGCACTTACATCAACTTATTGGGCGAATTGGTGGAACGTTTACGGTTTGGGTAATGTAGGTAGTTTACAGGGTACTGTTTTTGAAAATTGGCAGCAATGCGAATCAATACCAAACGATGCTGAGTTTATAGCTTACGGAATGGACTTTGGTTTTACGAATGATCCAAGTACATTAATAGCAGTCTACCGATTTAATGGTGAGTTATATTTGAATGAATTGATATACCAAACTAAATTAACCAATAGTGATTTAATTGCCAGGTTAAAGGAATTGAATGTAACAAGTCAACAAATGATAGTTGCGGATAGTGCTGAACCAAAATCAATAGAAGATTTAAGACGTGCAAGTTTTAGAATAGAGGGTGCTAAAAAAGGGGCGGATAGTATAAGGAACTCAATAGATACTTTACAGGCGTTTAAATTGAATGTAACGAAGTCTAGTATTAATTTGATAAAGGAACTAAGGAATTATAAATGGGTGACTGATAATGACGGAAAACATACGTCACAGCCTATTGATAATTATAACCATGCTATTGATGCGGTTAGATATGTAGCTTTAAACCGTCTTAAAAAGTCAACTTTCTTTATTCAATAAATGTAAAACTCAAATAAATTACTATATTAATACAATGAAAATACCTAAAAGATACGAAGATTTAACAGTTGACCAATTCCAAAAATTAGAGGAGTTGAAGTTAAATGACACTTTGGATAATTTAGATAAAGCTGTTTTAAGGCTATCAATTTTATCGGGTGAAGCTATTGAACATATTGAATCACTTAGCCCTAAAAAAGTATATGACTATTTGTTAGATGCTTTCTTTTTAACTAAACCTATTACTGAGTTAACTTGTCCCGATGAAATTAAAATAGGTGGCATTAAGTTTAGGTACATTAAGGATTTATACAATTACAATATTTGCCAGGAAAAAGATTGGAAAGAAATGGTAAAGGTAAACGAGGGGAACTATTTAAAAGTACTACCCGAGTTAATGGCTATTTGTCACCAAGAATACGAAAACGGTAAATGGTTGTATAATTCAAATAACCACAATCGAAACGTTGAACTGTTTAAACAATCTAAACTTAGTGAATCACTTGGGGCTGTTTTTTTTTATTCAAAATATTTGAAAACTTACACAAAAGCTATTCAGGATTGTTTAGCGGAAGCAACTCAAACAATAGAGGAAGCGAAGCAAATGATGATGGACGACTTAGAGTTTCAGACTTTTTTGAACGATGGGGATGGGAATACAGCGTTGGTTTAGTTGTTAAAGATACTAACTTAACCGAAGATCAAATATTTGAATGGAGTGTAACAAGGTACTATAATAAGTTAGCGTACTTAAAAGATAAAGGTAAATTTGAAATAGCATTAAATGGCTCTGGTAGATAAAATAAAAGATTTGTTAGATGAGTTTGGGAAAGCATTAAACGATGATACCCGAAGTTCTTTAAAAAAGGCATTAGATGCAAGGGCTGAAAGAGGTTCGACATATAAAGGAAAACAATATAAAGGTCGTAAACGTACAAGTAGATTACAGGCTAGCGTTAAACCGATAGTGTCATTTAGCAATGATACTATTAAGTTTACTCTAAACATGAATGATTATTGGGCGGTTGTTAACGATGGTAGAAGTCCAAACAGTGTAAGTGCAGAGGGACAAAAAAAAATAGTAGAATGGAGTGCGGTTAGTGGTTTCGCTGAAAATATAAGAATTAGTGATTTAGAACAAAGAAAGCAAAAGCAAAGCCTATCTAAGCGTAAAGGTAAGTTAAAGAAATTACAAAAGATGTCATTTGATAAGGCAAAGAAAGCAGCAGGATTTTTAGTGGCACGTTCTTTAAAAAATAAATCAATAGAAGCTACTCACTTTTTTGACGAAGTAATTAACGACGGTAGAATTGAAAAATTACAAAGTGAGATAACAGAATTAGTAAAAGATGATATTATAATAGAAATAAGAAGTAGTTACACATAAAATGGCATTAACAGTATATAAAGAACCCGAATTATTAACACCAGCTTATAACGACCAAATATTTACAGCGTTATCTACTGGAATAGCTAACACCGATTTTAAATATATAGTTCAAGTGACTGTTAACGGTGATACAGCTAACACTTATACAGAGGACATATTACCACGTCCCGATGGTTATTTAGTTTTTAATGCTAAAGAGTGGGTGCAAAATTATATTGAACATTACTTTGAATTTGATAATATTAATTTAGCTAGCCCTATAAACTTAGCAACTGGCAAACGTGTAAGAGCGCAAGTTAAAATTTATGAATATTATACAGCGGCAATTCAATCTACTACAACTATAAATTACGATGCCTTTGATGCTTGCTTAACAGATAAAAAGTTTAACGCTTACGACCCAGCTGATTATGGTTTTGGTTCAACTACTGGTTTATATTTCTTATCAAAGGATATTGACACAATAACACCCGATAATAGAATAGCTTTAAACCAACCTTTTTTTATTCACTTTATTCCCACACCGTGCAATAATATAACTATTCAATTATATAGAGGTATCACACTTATTCAAACTATTAATATAGCTTCATTTCCGACACCAGTTACAGTTAACGATATTTACCAATTATATTTAGGTAGTAATATTTTTACTTCACCTCTAGTTGGTGATACCGTTGTTGTTAAATTTAAAAACAATACCACTGATTTATTAGACTATGAATTTAGCTACCAAGATATTTGCACTAAATACCAAGATTATGTTATTTACTATTTAGATAGAGATGGCAATATATTATCATTTCATTTTGAGCAAAAGAGTAAAAAGAACTTTACTAAAAAAGTAAATACAGTTACTTTAAATAAGAATGTTTTAAATACAACCACAGGTGCGTATGGCTCTACTTCTTATGATAGAGAAGACCACGTTATAAGCACTGCTATCGAATCCACAATAGATTTAAATACAACTTGGTTAACTCAGTTGCAAATAACACAATTAAAGGATTTATTTGATAGCCCGATAGTTTACGTTTGGGATTATAATAGTTTACGTTCGTGTAGAGTTACAAATAATTCATTTGAAGAGTACCAACTAAATAATGAATCATTGATACAATTGGCTATTACTATTGATTTAGGTATTACAGAAACTAGACAAAGAGGTATATAATATGGCAGTAGTAACAGATCTATTAATAGCAGCAAAAAATGGTAGTGAGAAATTACAATACTATCCTATTGCTAAAAATATCCCGATTAATATTAACTATAACCTAGCCGATGTTAGAGAGCCTGATAAACGTAAAGCTAGTTTTAGTAAAACAATTAATTTACTAGGAACGAACTCAGTAAATAAACTATTTGAAAATATATTTAGTGTTAACGTAGCTACTCAGTATTTCAATAAGAATTTAAAAACACCATGTAAATATATTGTAGACGGCATTCAAAACTTTGCTGGTGACTTACAATTAATCAAAATAAACATTAAGCCCGATAATTCAATAGATTATGAATGTTCAATAATTGGTGAGGGCGGTTCTTTATTTGTGGATATTGGGGATAAATTAATTACTGGCAATCCATTAAAATTTGAAACAAGTGGCTTGTTAATGATAGGTAGAAAATACACGATTAATACGTTTGTGGCTGGGGATAATTTTACAAGTGTGGCAAGTGTAGTTAGCGGAACGATTAATACAACAGGGTGCGTATTTATAGCAACGGGAACAACTCCAACAACTTGGACAAACGAAAGTATATTAACAAGTTCGGATGACTTAGATTTTAGCGCATACGACCACACATATACACGTGCTAATCAAATAGCTTTAAACGTAGCCAATAATGGTACTGGCTACGGTGTAGTATATCCATTTATTGATAATGCTCAAAACGGTGGGAGTGATACAGTTTTTAACGTAGAGAGTTTTTTGCCTTGCTTTCACAATAGGGAATATATTGATAAAATTATAACTAATACAGGTCGAACTTGGACTTCGTCAATATTAGACGATGCTGAATTTTTAAACCATATCACTTACCCTAACTTAATTAATTTACAATTAACACCTGCACAATTAGAGTTAAAACAATTTTATGTAGGCTTAACATCAAACGCATCTATTCCATTTAGTACAAATACTGACGTTACTTATACCAATGACAGTACAAATGGTTTCTTTGATTTAGGCGGTCAGTTAGCACCTGCAAATAATTTTGTAACATTGAATGCAAACGGTAATTATAATGTAGCAGCTGTTAATTATGTAAAGATTACGCCTACACATTCAGATCCAGCGGTTGCATTTTGGTCGGCACCCATAGTACTTCGTACTAGTATTCGTAAATCGGGTAATGGTGGAGTGAGTTTTTTTGACGTAGTTCCACCTGTTGGTACTTCTATTACAAACACAAATCTTAACCCTATTGGTGTATCTATTTATGGCAATAATGGTAATGCAACTGGCAGTCAATTTTTTGCAGCGGGAGATATATTATTAGTAACTGTTAATGTGTTTTTGGCTGGCTCATCACCACTTACTTATTATAATTCGGCAGGTACTCCAATTACACCAACGGGAACTTTAACTTGGAATCTTGAGTTAGTTGGTGGGGCTGCTAAAACATCTTTCTACGCTTTATGTACTCAGAAAACTATTTTATCGGGTGACATGATGACTTGCAATAGTGCCTTGCCTACTAAGATAAAACAAAAGGATTACCTTAAGTCAATCATACAAGCACTAAATTTATTTATTGATGTTGACCCTGTAAATCCTAACAACTTAATTATTGAATCGTTTAATGACTTTTACAACGGTGACATAATTGATTATGAAAATAAAACAGATTTATCTAAAGACCAAAGTATTAACCCAAATATATTAGAGGGTAAAAAATATATTTACACTTATAAAGCCGATACCGATAAATGGAACGAACAATACAAAAATGAATTTAACGAAGTGTTTGGTACACACGAAGAGGATGTCGAAAATGATTTTATTAAGTCAGATAAAAAGAATGAGATAATTTTTAGCCCAACTCCAAACGTTGCTAATTATGGTTTAGGTATCGTTATGCCACGTATTTACAAAGAAGAGAATTTAATAAAAAAACAATTTGCTAGTAATATCCGTTGGTTAATTTGCGGTGGAATAAAACAAACAATTACACCTTACACATGGCAGCAAACAGGGCAAGCTAATTTAACAACTAACGATTATTTATATGCTGGACATACAGACGACCCATTAGATCCAAATGTGGATTTAAACTTTGGCTTACCTAAAAAGGTTTATTATGATTATCCAAACGCATACTTTACAACTAACAACTTTTATAATAGATACCACGCTAAATATTTAAATAATTTAATTAATAGAGATGCTAAATTTGTAACTAAGTATTTATGGTTAAGCCCGAAAGATATTTATAATTTTAATTTTAGGAATAGGCTATTTATTGACGGTGCTTATTATATCGTTAATAAAATTGAAAACTATAATCCATTAGAGTTAACAAGTACAAAGGTCGAGTTAATTAAGTTGTTAGAAACACAAATATTTACACCTACAAAATTTTTAATCAGTTCAAGCCCCGATGTTGCTGGGGGTGTAGAGGTTTATAATTCTACATTAAACACTTCTTTTAGCGTTGGAACTGGAAACCAAAATAGAGGCACTAATTGTGTGGCTATTGGTGACAATATAATGATACCCGCAAGCTGTGAGAATGTAACGGTAATTGGTAGCAATGTTAGTGTGTCTGAAAACACTAGCGGATTTAGTTACATAAACGGAACGGTAACAAACAGTATCTATAACGAAAAATCATTAATACAAAACAAGTCAGATAACTATAACGTTAAGGCTTACGACGATGTTATATTTATGACTACGGGCGCAACTAACAAAACAGTTACATTAGCTTATGGTCAAATCGGATTTTTAGAAAGTACTACAATTTTAAATATAAACGATGTTGAAACTACATTAGAGTATGGCAAACAAATCACTATTAAGAAAGTTGACAGCGGTGCAGGTAATGTTATAATAGACGGTAACGGTGCTTTAATAGACGGTGCAGCAACAATTACTTTAACCACTCAATATGAATCTGTCACCTTACAATGGGATGGCACTAATTGGAATAAATTATGATAGATAAAATAGAATTTTTAGAATCACTTATGAATAACCAAACTAGTCAAATAATACTTGACGGTATTAGTTGTATTCATATGTGTATTGAAATAGCAGCAACTGGTAACGAAGATTTAATAAACGTGATAAATGGCAGGTAAAAATGAAATAGCCTTTGGTTTAGAAGTCAAAGGTGTAGAACAATCAATAAAATCAGTTAAAGATTTAAAAAGTGCAATTAAGCAACTTCAAGACGAGGCGGAAAATGCTGATATAGGTAGCGACCAATATAAAAACGCTATTGAAAATATTGAGAAACTTAATGACAAATTAAAAGAAGTTTCGCAAACCGAAAAACAAGCTGCAAAGGCAACCGAAGATTTAGCAAAGGCGGAACAAGAAGCTGCAAAAGAAACGGGAGATTTAAGAAAGCAATTTGAAGTATTAGAAGATGAATTGTTTATGCTTGCAGGTCAAGGTAAACAAAATACTGCGGAGTTTAAAAAGCTAACAATTGAAGCTGCTAATCTTAATAAAAAAATTGACGATGTTAATCAGTCATTAAGTGGTGGCGGTGCTGAACGTGCTGAAGGTGGTTTTAGTAAACTTAATGATTCACTTCTTAAGCTAGATTTTAAAGGAGTTGCGCAAGGTGCTAAAATGATGGGTACTGCATTGGCAGCAACTGGCGTGATGCTAATCGTTAAAATGGTTAGTTACTTGATTGAAAATTTTGATGAACTTAGTAAAGGTAGCGGTGGGCTTGCTAAGGCTTTAAGATTTGTTGGTGATATCATAGGAGAAATAATTGCAGTTGGTGAAAAGATGTTAAATTTTGTAACCGATTTAATAGGCTTAACAACTGAATCAGAGCGTGCATTAGAAGCGCAAGGTAATGCAATTGTAGAATCTTCAAAAAAAACAAAGGCAGCATTAGCCGAACAAGTTAAAGGTTTTGATAATCAAATTGCAGCCGCAAAGGCAGCGGGTAAAGATACCGTTCAACTAGAGATTGCTAAACAGGAGGCAATAATTGAAACTAACAAAAAAATAGCCGAACAAATAATAGCATTTGTTGCTAGTGGTGGTCAATTAACAGAAGAACAAAAAAAATTATTTGATGAAAGCGTCGCTAACATTAAAGCCGCAAAACAAGCTGAAAGTTTAGTAACTATAACAGCTGAAAAAGCTGCTAACGATAAAGCAAAAGAATTAAATAAAGAAAGGACAGCCGCAAATTTAGCAGCAATTAAAGTTATTGAGGATGCAAAGATAGCAGCAATTAAAGATGAGGAGTTAAGGGCTTTTGCAAAAGAAGTATTAGATAATGAGCGTAGATTAAAAGAAATAGATGCTGGTAAAGAAAGTGAAGAATTAAAAAGACAAGAAAAAGAAGCGCAAGCCATTTTATTTGAAAATAATTTAGCTAAAATAAATGCAGACGGAGCAGCTAAAAGAAAAGCTATTGATGATAAAGCTGCAGCGGATAAAGCAACTGCGGATGCAAAGATATTAGCAGATAAAAAAGCATTACAAGATATTGAAAACGCTGAAAAATTAGCAGCGGCAGAATTAGCAGTATTACAAAAAGGTAATGAAGAAGCTGATTTATTAGCACAATTAACAGTTAAGCGTGATATTGCTTTACAAGATGCTACATTGACAGCAAGTCAAAAACTTGTTATAGAGCAACAATATCAAAATGATGTAGAAGCTATTAAAAAAACTGCTGCTGAAAAAGAAAAAGCGTTAGAACTAGCTAAGCAAAATGAGATTTTAAACTTTGCTCAAATGAGTACCCAATCTCATCAAGCACTATCAGATGCTTTCTTTGCGGTTAAAAATAGAAACCTAGAAAAAGGCTCAGCGGCTGAACGAAAATCTGCCGAACAACAATTTAAAGTAAATAAAGCGCTAGCTATTCAATCCGCTGTTATAACAGGAATACAGGGTGTTATGAATGCCTTATCTGCTCAATCAGTTTTGCCCGAACCAATAGCAACCGTATTAAGAGTAGCAACTGCGGTTGGTGTCGGTATCGCAGCGGCTGCAAATATAGCTAAAATTGCAAGTACTAAATTTGATGCTGGCGGTGGTGGCGGTGGTGGAGGTGCTGCTGCATTACCAAGTGCGCCACCTATTCCAAGCCCACCAAGTATAAGCACGCAACAAAACAATACAAGTCAAAGTACATCGTTTGATGAAACTGGCAAAAGAATAGGCAGTGACAACGAAAGACAAATGACACCAGTGATACAAGTAAAAGCAACCGTAGGAGTTGACGAAGTATCTAGTAAAACCAATCGAGTAGAAACATTAGAAAAACAATCAACATTTTAAAATTATGGAAAATAAACTACCAATTTTTTACGCTACAATTAATGAAGATTTAAGCGGCTTAGAATTAAAAGAACAAGGGATTCAAAATATTGCAATCGTTTCCGACCCTGCCATGATGCAATCATTTTTAGCATTTAGTGAACACAAACCGTATGAGTTTAAATTTACTTTACAGGAAGAGCAGCGTATAATTACTGCACCCGTTATTGTTGCGGATTTACCAATATACCGACAAATAGACGGTAAAGAATTTTATGTAGTGTATAAAAAAGACGTTAACATGAAGATACTACAAAAGTATATGTTAGACGGCAACCAACGTAAAGTAAAATTGACACATGATACAAGTGATTTAAGCAAAGGGGTATTTGTGTTTGAAGTATTTATCAGTGACGCTAGTCGTGGCATCTTACAGCCCAAAGGTTTTGATTTACCTGACGGTACTATCTTTTGCAGCATGAAAATTAATAACGATTTAATTTGGAATGAGGTTAAAAGTGGTAAAGTTAACGGTGTAAGTTTAGAGGGTTTCTTTGATTTAGAGCAAGAGATTGAATTAAGCGAAACTGAGATAGAAGCTATCATAAAAAATATTTTGTAAAAAACAAATATTTTACTATATTATATTAAGAAACAAAAATTAAAATTAAAAATATGTTATCAAAAGAAACAAAAGACGCTTTAAAATCTGCCTTATTAAAATTCGGTATTGATTTGCCAGCTACTCAAGTAGTAAAATTAGAGGACGTTACATTAATTGATGGCACTATGTTATCGGTTGACAAAATGGAAGTAGGCGCAATGGCTACATTCACAGGTGCTGACGGTGTGGCTGTACCAGCTGAAGGTGAGTTTGAACTTGCTGACGGTACTAAGGTTATTTGTATGGCTGGTGTTATTACTGAAATTAAAACTAAAGAAGCGGACGTACAACCTGAGCCAATCGAGCCAGTTGAATCTGAAATGAAAGCAATCTTAAGCCGTTTAGAAGCATTAGAAAAAAACTATGCAACAAAACAAAACTTAGAAGCACAATTATCTGAAACTAAAAAAGGTTTATCAGTTGCTTTGAGTGCTATTGATGCAATGGATAAAAACGCAGTAGCTTTAAACTTAGAAGCTAACAATAAAGTAGAAAAAAACTACAACGACTTAACTCCTTTAGAGTTATTCAAATTAAGAAAACAGAATAAATTCGTAGGATAAAAATAATTATAAACTAAAAAATAAAAACAAAAAACAATGGCAATATCTTATTCACAATTAGTAACGATAAATGGAGTAGCTGCAGATCCAGTAATCTCTGAAATTATCTTTGAAAACAAAACAATCTCTGAAGGTTTAGTATCTTTTGAAACTGGTATCAAAGCTGGTACTATATTTTCGGAAAATACCAATACGACTACCATGCAAGCTTGGCAAGTTAATCCTTCTGCTTCAGGAACTATCGGTATTAACGATGTGTTAATCACTCCGGTTAAAGTTGAGTATTTAGATTCATTCACTCCGAATGATTTAAGAACTTCTCGTTTCAATAGAGATATGAAGCCAGGTGCTTGGAATGATGTATCTGACGAATTCGCTAAAATGATTTTAAACGGTGTAGCAAAGTCAATCTCTGCTGATGCTGAAACTAAATTTTGGAACGGTGCTACAAGTGCAACTAAAACGGCTGTTGCTGCTTTAACTGCTGGTACTGCTAATAACCAAGTTGGTGCAATGGAAAAAACATTAGTTGCTGCAATGCCAACTACATTGTTTGATTCAGTTGTAACACGTGCAATTTATAACAACGCTGCTGTTGGTGGACGTATTAAAGTTGTAGGTACTGCTGCAATTACTGCAAGTACTATTGCTGCTCAATACGCTTTAGTTTACGCTGCTATTGTACCTGAGACTTTAAGTGCTGCTGACGAAAAACCATTCATTTACGCTCCACGTTCTCACAAACAATTTATCAATATTGCAAACGTTAATGCAACTTACCGTGATGTATTTAGTGTTGATATGGTAGCAGATAAATACTACTACTTAGGTGTTGAAATTAAATTTGTACCAGTTGCTGAGAACACAATTTTTGTGTCCATACCATCCAATATTAAATGGTGCACGGATTTGATGGAAGACCTTAACATGGTTGTTATTGATAAATTCCCTCAACCTCGTAAGGACTATTTTTACGATGTAGTGTTTACAATCTTTGCTCACGTAACTAACCAAAGATTTAACACGTTATACGTTTACGCATAAATAATTAAGGGGTTATTGATTTAACCCCTTTCATTTTTAACATTATAAAATTATAAAACAATGGCTTGTCCACTTACACAAAATTACACACTAAAAGACTGCTTAACGACAGCGGGCGTAGCTTCATGGTATATTACACCATTTGCTAACGTTTTAACGTCTACGTTAACAGCAAACGTTGTAACTGCTATTACTAAAACAGTTGCATGGAAAACTATCGCACAAGAGATTGAACAAGGTATGTGGTCTTATACTGGTGCAGGTACAACTGCTTCAGGTTCTAAGGCTTATGACTGGGAATGTTCTATTAAGATGCATGGTTTAAATACATTAGATCAACAAGAACTTGAATTGATTTTATCTAACAAAGTAGTACTTATTGCAGTAATGCAAAACGGTGACGCTTGGATGTTAGGTAGAACTTACGGTTCAAATGCTATTGATTCTAAATTTGAATCGGGTACTGCAATGGGTGACTTTATTGGTAGCACATTAACAATCAAAGGACGTTCAAGCGTATCGGCTGTTAAAGTTGATAGCACTATCTTAGCAGGTTTATTAACTGTTTAATAAATTAATTACACAAATATTAAAAGCAATCTTAATCGGTTGCTTTTTTTATTTTGTAAAAGTTTAAAAAAATACTATATTATATTAGTGATATTAATAAACAAAAATACAACGAATACAGTAATATTAACACTATCTGAAAAGACAACGTTAACGAATGCTGTATATTTATTTGAGGTTATTAATGACATGAGTAATGAAGTTAAATGCTTTATTGCAGCGGATATAAGCACAAATAAATTAAGATATAACGAATTTGAATTTATTGAGAATGTAACGGAAGATTTATTAAATGGTACTTTCAGTTTAACACTAAGTGG